GACATCGCCGTAACGCCTCTGCTCATCTTGCTCATGTCAACGATTGTCGTGTCAACCAAAGTGGAGACCTCAGCGAGCGCATCCTCCAATTTGCTGGCAGCCGCCACCGCTTTCGTCCCGATGTCAACCGCCGCAGCCGCCACAGCAACTCCCAATCCGATAAATGCCACCTCTGCCATACCGATAGAGCCAACCAAACTGGTGAGTTGACCTCCGAGATTGCCAATAGGCACATTCAATCCTTCTAAATTAGATGCGACATTAGGAATCGACCCGCCGATATTAGAAAGGTCTTTGAATATGGAGTCTAAACCTGCGCTTTGAATTTCTACGTATGCTTCTGAGACTTTATATCCTCCAGCCATTTATATCACAATTCCTTTTCAAGTTCATCTATCGTCACCACAGCCGTTCCCATTTTGCTAACCGAAATTCCTGCGGCTATATTCGCCAGTTCGACGGCATCTTCCATATTTATGCCTGCACCCAAAGCCATCGCCAGAGTTGCCGCTACTGTATCGCCTGCACCCGTGACATCATAAACTTCCCGTGCAACCGCTGCAATGTGCGTTGTCCCATCCGCTTCAAACAAAGTCATTCCATCTGCACCCTGTGTTATCAATACCGCCGGAATGTCTAATCGGCGACGGATCTGTTTGCCTGGATCCACGATGTCATCACATCCGTTGCCAACAGCGAACATCGCTTCTTTGCGATTCGGCTTCAAGACCGTGACATTATCATAATCCCAGAAATGCTTGACCTTCGGGTCAGCGATGATAGGAATATCCTTCTTTTTGGCTTCCTGACATACAGCCTTTATTATGCCGGGAGTTATCATCCCTTTATCATAATCCGCAAATACAACAGCATTGACAGATGATAGCTGAAAGATAATTTCATCAATAATGTTCGCTTCTATCTCAGAAGGCATCTCAAAGGACTTCTCCCTGTCAATCCTGACTATCTGCTGTTGTGTTGCGATTACTCTTGATTTAACAATCGTTTCATACCCATTAGGAGTATAGGTATAGGCTAGCCCTATATCGCCCAACAGGTTATTTGTCATGTTGTTGTAATTCAGAGAAGAAGTACCAAGTAATCCGAATACTACAGGAAGCCCACCTAAACTGCTGATATTATTTGCCACATTCCCCGCTCCGCCTAACCGATATTCCTCCCTCTCCACAATCAGCACAGGAACCGGCGCTTCGGGGGATATGCGCTCAACCCAACCAAAAACATAATGGTCAAGGATTAAATCGCCGATAACAGCGATTTTAATATCTTTGAATTTGTCAATAATTTCAAGCTGCATTTCTCAGTTTCCCTATGATTACATCATCCACGCATCCCATTTCTGCCAACCGATACCAGATTTTATGAGCATCCTCCGTGCGTCCATTCTGCTCATAGGCGATGGCCAAGTTTTTGAATAACCCCGGCTGTGGCGATATTTGCACAGCCTTTCGATGGGCGTTCAAGGCCACATCCTTGTGACCTAAATTCATGTGGCATACTCCAATTAGGTTGTATGCCTTATCCCTCGCATCGTAGAAGTCAACGATGAGGAAGTTAAGTTGAGCAACCACGGGTTTTCTGTCTTCTTGCTCCTTCAATTGCAAATACCGATTAAGGTAAAGAAGCGCCCGCTCCCATTGCTTCTGTGCCAATGCAATATTTGCCAGCCCAAAGGTCATGTCAAGACTATACGGATTTAAACTTAGTGCTTTCCAGCAGGCACCCTCGGCTTTGACAAAATCACCCAACTGCGCAGCACACACCGCCACGGAATAATACAACATCTGCTTACAGGCATCATGCGATTCGTATTCAAGTCCCTTTTCAGCGGCTTCGAGGGCTTCCGCATGACTCTGGTCATTCATCAGTGTGCGACTTAAATTCATGTAAGCGAAAGCATTTTCCGGCTTCTCCTCTATCTGTTTTCGTAGCAACCCCGATGTGCGCTCCCTCTTTTTTGCCATGCGCTCCGGTTCAAGGGCATAGCCGACATGATGAATATTTATCCCAGTCGTCAAGATAGGCGACGCATGAACCACCTGATTATGCACAATCCCTTCAAAATGCGCAGTCCCACGCCTGAAAAACTTAGGCAGATAGTGTTTGCTTATGCGTCCATCAGGTAAGTCAGAGAGCAAGCCCGCAAACGCCGCATAAGCATGGCTTGAAGTCACAAGCTGCTTTACTTCGTCATGGCATTCGGGATATAGCCATTCATCACCGTCAATCCAAAATATCCATCTTTTCGTGCAGAATTGCAACCCATAATTTCGGCAGCCAGAGAAGAAACCCCCTTCTTCCCAACCTATGAAATTCAAATGAACGGGAAAATCAACCTCATCGGCAAACGCCCTGATAATATCGACCGTGCTATCCGTCGAACCCGTATCAACGATACTAAGCTCATCGGCTATGGGCTTGATACTCTCAAGGCATTTGCGCAAATCCCGTTCTTCATCTTTGACAATCATTGCTACTGATAAACTCATAATTCCTCCCTAATTTCACTTGATTATCCCGTTTTCTCTTCATCATAAGGTTCTGATTCTCCGAAGTAGGGAGACAAGTAAGGAACATAATCAGATGGACGAGATTTCCTGCGTTTTTTCTTTGCAACTTTTTCAAGTTCCGTATAACAAAACACTGCGAACCCCAATGTCCGAAACTTAAAACAAACTAAATGTACATTATTAGGAGTACAATTAAGATGTGTTTCATCGTGGCATTCCTTGTGAAGCAAGGCGATATTATCGAAATTTGTCAACCCACCATGTTCATACGGCTTAATATGATGCTGTGTCACCCTTAGATTAGGCTCGGATGCACTAAATGGCCTGCCGCACTTTTGACATATAGGCAAAGCCTCTAAAGCAATGTCCTTTTCAATTGTCGTCAAGCGTCTTTTCCTCAACAAGTTTTCGCTTCGTTTCTTGCTATGATTCTGTTCTAAGGTTTTTAGCTTAGTATTCAATGTCTGGGTTTCTGTGAATAGTAGAGAAATATCTTGCTCAACATCTACAAATTTATCATCGTGCTTTTCAAGTATATCAGCTATGCCTCGCAACATATTCGGGACTGATTGGGAAATGCGCAACTCGCCACTTCTTACTTTATCGCCTAAATCAATCAGCGCTTGCATCACATCATCAGCTTTGGGCTGATTGCTATAACGACAAATCTTGAGACCACCAGAGAAAGAGAAGCAGCGTGTATCGTATTTTTTGCCGTCAGTTGTCCTTAGATTGAGGACAACTGAATCTTTCTCTTCGATAAAGAAGTTTTTATGGGCATTGTAAATATCAGTGACGGACTGGCGTTTGTTATATCCCAGTTGTTGAGCTAATTCTCTTGCAGTAACCCACTTATCCTCAACCACTTCCCATCCGTCTATTTCCTGCGCACTAACTGGACGAAACGGGACAATCTTGTTGTCGGGTTCTTCGGGAGAGGTCACTTCCTGTTCTTCCGCAGGCTTTACCCATAAAATGTTGTATCCACCCTCGACTTTTTCCCAATCTATTAATCCCGCAATCTTGAACTGTTTCAATATGCCCCGCCCATTAGCACAATCAATAGGTTGCCCCTGGTTGTTAAATTTTATGTTATATCCAAACTTTTCCCCAAGTTTCGATGGATGCATCACAAAAGGTAATGTTTGTTCCCTAAACCAAGCTAAGACTTTCTTCCGGTTCTTGTTCATGTTTTAGCCCCTTTTGCCTCCCTTTCCTTGAACGTGGAATTGAATTGTAGCCAGCCATTCGCCACATTCAAGCTCAGATTTCATCTCTGGTCACCACTTGATTAGCATTCGTCAGAACAGCATCTGTCACCGTAGCTGTGTCTAAGTCAAACTCCACAAGATTAGCGCCGGTAAAGTCCGTTCTTGTCACTTCAGCATTAGCCACAGCGCCATTTGCCAAATTTACATTCACCGCATTTGTATCCTGCATAACAGCCCCCGATAAGCCTGCGCCTGACAAGTTGGCGTTTGCTATGTTTGTGCGCGTCAAGTTCGCATTTGACAAATTAGCGCCCGAAAGATTCGCTCCCGACAGCCCCGTTCTTGTGAAATTTGCGCCCTGTAACAATGCGCCTGCGAGATTGGCGTTGGTCAGGGTTGTTCCCGTCAGGTTCGCATTTCTTAAATCAGCGTCGGGTAAATTAATGCCGTTTAGATTGACGCCTGATAAATCGGCATTTCGTAAGTTTGCGCTTGCGAAGGATTGACTTCTATTCTGTTCTAAACAATCTTTGATAGAATCATATTCGCCTGAGATAATGACTTCATCGGTGTTTCTGTTTGTTATTTCAATCTGCATCTTTCTCAATCTCCTTTGCCGTCGGATTTTTAAAACACCCTACATGAGGAACATCACAATGATTACAGAACCCATACCAATCGCATGTCATGTCGTCTTTTGCCACCGGTCTAAATTCATCAATATGACAGAAGGGGTCAATCGCATAATACAAGCGGAAATGGCATGGATAAGACCAACCCGCCGGGTCAATGAGTAGGGCATTCAAGGGGTGACGGCAAATTGCCTGCCTTGGTTCGGGTTGCCCGCACATATCAATGTAAGCCTCATAATCTGTTATTCCACACAATTTCGCCGGGTCGCTTTCCCCTAAGTACGTCGGCTTCATCTCATTATTTTCGGGACAAGGTTCGGCGTCAAAACCCTTCTCTTTGTTCCAAAAACCCATGTAGGGACTGTCGGTAATCTTTATCTCGTCAGCTACCCGCTTCACAGCTTCTTGGTGTTCCTTTGGATAATCTGGGTATAAGACATAAGCTGTTTGGTCAACAAAATATTCCATCCGTCGAAGTTGTTTGATGACAGCAATGTATTCATCCGAGGTCATGTGATGGGGATGAAAGGTTGTGTTGATTCGGAGCGTAGAACTTGGCTTTGGCTTCAGTTTTTTGTAGAAATCAGGCTCAGCAAAGAACGGTCCCTTACAATTCGTCGTTACCGTGATGGCATATCCTTCGAGGTTATTCACGATTTCGACAAAATCACGATGTAAAGTGGTTTCCCCTCCGATAAGTGAAAGCCTGCGTCCTTCCTTGCGCTCTAAATTGTTCCAGAAATCAAGAATTTGCTTGCCTGATAATTCATCAGGTCGAGGTACGCATGTCCCTCGTCGATTTAGAATGCAATATGGACACTTGCCATTGCATCGAAGTGTCATGAGTTGCGCCCAGTAGCAGGCGGGATTATGGTAGTTGTCTGGTAGTTTTATCATCGGTTTTTACTCTTATGGCGTTGCTTGCGTCGTTTTTTCTTACGTTTATGTTTTTTTACTTTCTTTCTATGCCATTTCCTATCACTTGGCAAAGTGTAACCTCCTCAAATATATCCCATCCCCGCTAATCGCTGTCTGACTTTTTCTATATCCTTTCCTTCGCTCAATGTCTCTTCATAAAGCACTCTCACTGGTAATCTATTTAGTAATTCATGAACTATCGGCTTATTTCTCTTGCGCCAGAGGTTATTTAGCTCCTTTGGATCATCCTGTAGATTATACAATTCTCCCGACATGAACATGCGCTTATGAGGCTGCCCCGTTTGATAACAGATCAATTTCCATTCATTGGTACGAATGCCAATGAGGGGAATCCCCTCTTTTTGAAATAATTGGTCAGGGGAGAAGGTTTCCATGTAGGCATAATCATCATAGTCCAATGCTACATTATCTCCAAGCCACCAGCGCAAAAGGTTGGATATGTCGGACACTTTCATCTGCCTTTGTATCGGCGAAAAATCCGTATTACATTTTGGTGGATATACAATCAACGGCACTCTCATTGCTTCATCATAGAGTTCCGCCCCATGCCCGCCGGCTCTTTCATCTTTCATCTCACAGGGCATCGGGTCAACCTTCGGGTTCCGTGGGTTGAGGCGTGGGAAGTTATGCTCGCCTGACCATTTCTTCCCATGGTCAGCGGTAATCACGAATAGAGTATCATCATCGCAACGTTCGACCAACCTGCCAATCTGTTCATCTACCCTAAGTATCTCGTCTCGATACATCGGTTCGTATTCATACCCAACATGGACATGTGCATCAAAGTAGTGGAGAAAAAGAAATGCCTTTTCATTTTCAGAGAGTAGTTTAATTGCTCTATCCGTCACCACTTCAGCAGGATTGTAGTCTCCCCGTCCTTTGTTATCGTTGAGAATCGTCGGGTTGTATTCAAATGAATCAAAGCCGTTTTCAATCCCGATATGGCTCATGTGATAGCAACTGACGACAGCGTGAGTGGAATATCCCCTATCCTTCATGTCATGTTGAATCATTCGCACATCAGGAGGCATTATTTCGCCGTGGAGATGCCTGATACCATGCTCGAAGGGGTACAACCCCGACAACATACTTGCATGGCTTGTGGTCGTAAATGGGGCTTGACAGATGCAGTTTTCGTAAGCGTAACCCTTGCGAGCTAATTCTTTCATCACCGGCGGGTGGAGTTTGGCGTCTTTGGTGTAGCCTGCATGGTCTGCCCGCAAACAGTCAATTGAGATTAGAATTACTTTGCTCGTTACTGGCAGATTAATTTCAAACCCTCCTCAAGCGAAAATGTCGGAGACCAGTCCAAAGTCATCATAGTATTCGTCATATGGGTAATATATTTTCGCTGCCCGGTTACTGGGGCGTCAGAAAAGGTAATCACCGCTTTTTTGTCAAGAACCTTTTCTATTTTCCGAACCAATCCTATAATGCTGGACGAATTTTCAGGACCCCCGCCAATGCGGTAGATGCCCTCATGATATGAGTTAATAAACAAGTTAAAGGCGATTGACAAATCGTCAACATAAAGAAAATCACGTACCTGTTTTCCTTCACCAACAAGTGATATTTCCTTTCCATTCTTGACACAATCAACAAAGTAGTTCACCCAACTTGAACCGCCACAAGGCAGAGCATAGGTTGTCGATAATTGAAAGATGCCATAGCGAAAGCCCTTGTGTTTGCCGTAAAACTGAACATACCCTTCGGCTATGCGCTTCGAGTAAGCGTAAGCATCATTGGGAGTATAGACCTCTTTCGTTGATGTGAAAATCAAAACCTGACCTTTGCGTAAAGCCTGCGCTACATTTCGTGTCCCATCGGCATTAACCCGAAAAACTGAAGCGGGGCATTCATCACTTTTGTCTACCAACGCCCCCATATGGATAATCACATCATAATCTTTCAACCTTTCACAATGCTCCTGACTGGTTACATCGAAAGGCTCAAAAGACCGCCTTGATAAGGCTTCGGCTTCAAAATATTTAGTTACATGGCTACCAAGATAACCATTGCCTCCGATTACTGCTATTTTCATCTTTTTGACCCTCCCATTTTCAAACAAACGACGGCGCATTCTCCTCCAATGCGACCGTTTTCAGCATCTTATTGAGCCAGTGACACCGGCACACCAGCGCACACTGACTCACATCTATTGAATTCAAAACCTCTTGCCTTCTCTCTCCATTCCAGAATTCAGAAAAAGTCTGCTCATTCAAATCGCCTATCTCAAAGTCTGGCAGCCCTCTTGTCTGGCTGCAATGATAAACCTTTCCCGTCGCTTCGATAATTGGGAAAAAGTGGGCATAACATTCATCATAAGCCGATTTATCATGGTCAGGCTTCATGATAGCTTCAAACTGGTCATACTTAACATAGACCGAGTAATTATCATCCTCATAATGGTGTTTAGCTTCATTAGCCAAACGCAACACATCTACCCAGAAACCGAATGGCAATTGTTCCTTGTTATCCTTCGGGTGAAATACCACCGGCTTTATCTGGAAGTAATCAATTCCCGTTCCTTTCACTTTCCCCGTCGCTTGAATGATTTCCTTCCAGTTCTCCTCCGTTACTACCATCTGCGCTCCGATATTGCAGTCACTCCCCATGCGCTTTTTCATGCGGGCTAAGATGGTTAGCGATTCAAGGACATGCTCGAAATCATCTACACCATGAATGAGCCTCCGGGTTTCGGATGTTCCGGCATCAAGGCTCGTCCTTGTCCAGGAGACATCCTTGATAACCGTCTCCATAACTCCACGCCTTCGCCATGCCGTCCCATTCGTCACCAACGCAACGTCAATGCCTATCTCCTTTGTGTACTCAATAAATCTCACAACTTCGGGATTCGTCAACGGTTCACCACTACCAGAGAATATCATCCCCTGTGTCCCCAATTCCTTCAGTTCGTCAATGACCTTCCGGTAAAATCCAAATGGCATCATTGCTTTATCCTGATAATAACTGCCGTGCATGCAGAAGGAACATTTATTATCGCAATTACCCGGTCCCGATATGCCCATCTCCATCGTGATAGGATAGATGTTTTTGCCATACTTCCACTCCCACATCCTATCATGACAAAATATCTTTACTGGGGAAAATACGGTGTTGAGTAGGTTTTGGGTCATTCTGCTTTCCTCAAGAATAACCGTGCGTGTGTATAAAGTCCTCTCACGGCACGGTTTTCCGGTTTGGTAGCATCCACATTCTCAAAATCAACCTCGCCATATAATTCTAATCCAGCTTCTTTGGCAGGTTCAATCAACCTCTCATACAATGCCTCTTTGTTGTATGAACGACTATTACAATGCCCTTCTTTCTTGTCAGTTACAAGGGTGCGGTCAGCATCAGGATAGGGGATATATTGCGGATGGTAAACTACGGTAATAGCAATGATGCCGCCGGGCTTCAGCAGGGTCGCCATTTCAAGCAAGGCTTCCGTATCCTGTTCGATATGCTCAAGTACGGAAAGACTTGTAATGTAATCGAAATGGTTCTTAGCGAAGTTGTTCTCAAGAATATCATCGGATGAGACATATATCGGCATCTGGGTCAACAGGACTTCGTCTGCTAAGTCATCCCCCGTTTCCGAATCAATACAGGACACCTTAAAGTCCTTAACGGCGAGATAGAAAGGCCATATTGACAAGCCGCTGCCAACGTCAAGGATGGTAGCACCGGGCTTGGGTTGCGCAAACTTGAAAAAGGATGCGAACCGGAACCATTTGCTCGGATTGAAATACAACTTGGTATCAGAATGTTTCCTTTTGAGATTGCCGAACAAATTCCCCATTTCAGTCATTATAGGATTGACCGTCGGGTCAGCGATGCTATTACCATCCCATAGTTTGTTCGCCGGGTCTTTTTCAGTCAGGAGTTCATCGGGAATTTCGATATTAACAAAGCCCTTGGCTGCCAATGCCTTGATTCCCCGCAATACATCAATCGCTCGAATGACATTGCCACCAACGACAACCTTTTCTTTATTCTCGTTAAGCCATTGTTCGGATGCCATTTTGTATGCTGTCGGTGTACATACATTCACACTGTTCACACAGTGGTCATCCGATTGGTGCATCCATGATACCTTAAACAGGTTGAGATATGGCGTCCCAACGGCTGCCGCCAAGCGAATCGGCATGCTATCCGTACCGATATGCAAACTTGACAGGCGAATGATTTCGGCGGTAATTTGCATGGAAAGCTCCGGGATATTCCGCACCGAATAAATATATTCGCCTTCTACGTGCTGAGTTTCGTTCGGGTCAGGGTCAAGCATGATTACCTTCGCCCCAAGCTCAACCAATTGCTTCGCCAATTTTTCGCACTCATCGAAGTTCCACTGTTTGGGAGGGTTCCCCGCACCCCTCTGGAGGGTTACGACAAAGTCATTCAGGGTAATTCCACATTGGTCAAGGAATTCTTTCGCTGCCTGCTTATCCTCATCGGTCGGGAACACATCCATCTTTGTGCTGTCAAGTTTGACGCCCAACTGCATCGCCAAGCGGGAGATACGGGATAGGTGTTTGTTTTCCTGAAGGGTGACAAAAATAATCTTGTCGAATTTATGCTTCTCTTGAATTTCGCCAATGTCTTTGTCTATGACTGGCTTATCCTGTTCATTGAAAATTGTTGCATCCCAGTATGTAGGATGATGGTCAATACTGCTTACCAAAAGATGGTCTACATATGGGTTTCCTTGCCAGACTTCCTTGTTGTAGTGCATCGGGAGAACTAACAAGCCAAGGATTAAATCAGGATTGTTTTGCTTTAACTGCCTGACCGTAGGTGTCAGCCAGAATTGGTCGCCAGCGCCGTGCATCATGACAATCAAGAGAGATGGGCGCCCCAAGTCACGCTCTGCCGGGTCATCTCGCCAGATTGCCAATTCCACTCCCTCTTCGCCTTCCATATGCTCATAAGAACGGCCGGAATCATCAACCTTGACATACAAATCCCTTTTCTGCTTTGTCAGTTCCCGTCTGACATGTCCGAAGTGTTTGATTGCCATGTCCGAATATTCGTGTTTCCCTTTGATATTCTGGGGTCCGCCGTGAATTTTTTGCGGCAGGAAACCAGATTCCGGTGTGTTCCGAAACATCGCTAATTCGTAGCCCGGCTTCCAGCGCATGTCCACTCGGTATTCCTGTTTATTGCGCCAGAATTGGACCGTCCGAAACCAGTAACAAGAAACCTCATTGTTTGCCATCATCTCCTGTACTTTTTCTTTGGTGAAGCGAGTCTCCGGCACATGGTCAGCGTCAATGCAGAATATCCAGTCTGCGCCATGTTCCTTCGCCAACTTTGTTCCAAGTATCTTATCCCGTCCCTCGTCGAAGCCTTCTGTGGGCGCTACTTTCGTGATTTGAGGATATTCTTCATAAATCTCAAGCGTCCCATCGGTCGAACCGTTATCGACTACGATAATTTCATCCGCAAATTCGGAAATCTTATCAAGGGATTCTCGGAATATCTCTTCGGTATGACGGCTAAGGGCGTCTTTGATGCGCATGAAGCAGACCAATTTCAAATCAAAGGTCACTTTGAAATCGTATTCCGGGGGCACTTTCACCGTCGAGAGAATACGTGTAATCTGATGATAAACGCTCTCCGAACTCAACTTCTGCAAGCATTCATTCTCCTGACAGACATTCTCCCATCCCTGAAACTGGCACGGACGGCAATGGTAATCAAGGGAAATGATATGCACGTCATCGCCAAGTGGCTTGTTTTTCATCTCCGTCGTCGGTCCAAATATCGCAAAGGTCTTTTGTCCGACAGCCCCAGAGATATGAGCGGGTCCACTATCGTTGCCGACAAAGAACTCCGCCTGCTGTATTAGATATGCCAATTCGCCAATCGGTTTGTTGAAATAGGTGTGAACGCTTTCAGGATAATCCTCTTTGACGAATCGCACCGCCTCATATTCCCCGCCGATAAACACAGGAGTATAACCATCTTCAATGAGTTTTTCTGCTAATTCAGGATAATGTCGCCAGCGCTTCTTTTCCCAGTTAGGCAGGGATGTATCCCCAAGAATAATATACGGTTTGGGAATGTCAATATCCCACTCCTTGACGTAGCAATAGCTGTCGGGCTTATCGCCTGTGTATCCCAACTTCTTCGCCATGTCAAAGTGATACTGACTTTCGTGTTCCTCCCATCTCTGCACTTGCATGCGGAGAAGCTGTTTGCTGCGTTTTTTCAGCCAGTCATTATGATTTTTTATAAACCCATCTGACCAAATAGAACATAATGCCAAGTCATAATCCTTCTCAACCTTGTCCAAATCGGCTTCGGTGATTGTTTCGTTGATGGCATCGAAGTCTTGCAATATATCTATCGCAGGCTTCTTTCCTAAAACATCAATTTTCGCCGCTGGATACAAGCGATGCAACGCCATTAGCCCGGGCGTTGCTTGTATCATGTTACCTATCCCTTGTTCGTGAACAAATAAAATTCGCATAATACAAAAACCCCAAGAATGTTTCAAAGCGTTTTCTTAGGGTTCACCTGGACCTCCCTTCCAGTTTGAATCTCCCATTTGGTATCTGACTTTTGGTGGTAAGTCTATACCGAATTTGTCAGCTTCAGCGAGTAACTCACTGTCGCTGGGACCTTTTTTTATTTGCTTGGGCGGCTTGCCGAAATCCTCCGACATCTCATAGACATATCGGATCTGTTCGACGAGTTTCCCTACCTGCCGTGGAGATAAATCTAAGAATTCAACTTCCGTTCTGTTGTAGAAGCGGAATATCAATGCTTTCAAGAATTCCCAGTTTGTTCCTCCGTCATTTTTTTTTGACCCGGTGCGGTATCCTGAGTATTCTCCTCCGCCCCATATATCCCAATCAGCACATCCCGGTAAAGTTCAGGCAACATCCGTGCGGGCAGCTCCATCAAATCCTCCCGCTCAATGTCCGGATGCACATGCTTGAGCATTAAGCACAGGACAAGAGTTACAACCTCAAAGGTCAACACCTCCGAGTCCTGTATCAAGAGAAGCAAATTCCCATCAAATTGCGGATATTCCGTTTCTATCTCTATGTGATTTTTGATGGACAACTCTGTAAAAGTATATTTTTCTGTGCCTATCTCTTTCGTATATGTGGTTTTGACAACTTCTGATAATTTTCCCATTCTTTATCCAAGACGATCGTACATTGTACCTTCGCCGCTGATTGTAATTGATTGGTCAATAACTTCTTGCGCCGGCGCTGATATGTCCATAGTCGAAATCTTGCCCCGCCCTTCATAGCGCACCGTATTGCTACCGATGTCTAAGTACAGAACTGCATGAACATCATTATTCCTGTCATAGACTGTAGCGAAGCCGTCATTCGTCCAAAAACGTTCAAAGGTTACATCCCAATCTCGGATGCCGCCAAGTCGATACATCCAATTATCCCCAAATGTAGGAACTTCAGCAAGGTTATTCCGTGGGTTGAGACTCCAGTTGAATCCGCCCCCGATTTTGGCTACGGTATAATGATTGCAATCTATCGTAACCGTTGCCCCCGGAGCGCTATTGAAAACAACCCTGCCCCCTGACCATTGAATTGCATAGAAATCAGAGGATGTAGCTGCTCCGCCAACATAAACCGTGACATTGCCGCCAGCATCCCAGTATTTCTTGGCGCTATCATCTATCGTATAAAGCGTCGTTGAACCCACAATAGTAGACATCGCTTCAAGAGTAGCATGCGAGGCGGCTCCTGAAACATGAGAATAAAAAGCTGCTACCTTTCCGTGAATAGCCATTTTTACACCGCCTTATACACCATCATTGAAGGTCAGGGTTCCGTTCGCTACTATATTATACGTGCCTGTTTCGTTATCTTCAGCCGGCGCAGCCACATCCACCGCTTCTAACCAGCCCGCACCTTCATAATATGGCGAAGCAGCCGCTGCTGTGTCCAATTGAAATTTGAATGTCGCCGTCGCTGGTGTCGTCCCGAAAAGTAATGCTTGCGTCAGGGTTTGCTGCGCCGCTGTTGTATCAAATAAAATCTCTGCAGTAGCAGACCAATCCCTGATGCCACTCAAACGGTACATCCAGCTGTCACCATGTCTTGGAGTTTCCCTGAGATTGTTGCGGGAGTTTATCGTCCAGTTTGTTGTTTGAGCAATTGTGGTTCCACCTTTTTGTACTCTGGCATTTTTGCCATGTATCGCCATTTTTATCGTCTCCTTTTAACATAAAAAAAAAACTACTGGGGAAAGGGAGGGAGGTTCCCCTTTCAGCGCATGCAGCCTATCCCCATGTCTTTTGGGCGTTGGAGCGTTGGGGCGTTGGGAAAGCGGGCATTGGAGCATTGGAGCGTTGGAGCGTTGGGGCAAAAACAAAACCCAAAAGTCTTAGTCTTTTGCCCCAGTGCCCCAGTGCCCCAGTGCCCCAGCGCCCCAGTGCCCCATTGCTCCATTTCCCCAGTGCCCTCTTTCCCAGTGCCCCATCTCCCCGCTGCCATTCTCTATTACTCCTTCAAAAAGTTGAGGATTGTATCACGATTTTCGCCTTGCTCTTCCTTCTCATAGAGTTGTTGCCTTGTGGCATCCCAGTCACTACCCAAGTCACTTTTCAACTGCTTTAAAATGGGTAGCAAATCTTTCACTGATTGGGACATATCAACCTGACTGCGACAAGAGAGGCATTGCGATTCTTCAATCTCGACATACCTCTCGCATGATTGACATTTGAAAACCTCAGTCCAAAAATCGGTAGGGAAGGCTTCGATTTGAGTGGCAGTCCTGTCATCAACGGCTGGTGTAATCTCCCCTTGTCGCAATGTCCATTTTATGCAATTATGATGCTTGGCTTCTAATCTAAAAAATCGTGACATGCTTTCCTCCCCAAAAGTTTAATCTATAACCGAATACCTAATGTGAGCTACCGCATCGGGGAACCCCGCAGTCGCACCCTTATTGGTAAATGAAAATTTCAGTCCGATAACATCGTTCGCCGATGCCTCGGAGTTACCTAAATCATCAATCCCTGCTTCAGTTGCGATGGTCACATATCCTCCCGGAAGTATCTGCGTTGCGTATCCTTGACCGAGAACGGATGACTCCGCTATCTTGGTCGCTTGGGTAATATTCCATAGTTCCACTTTGGTATATGACGACGCTGGCGCTGCTGCATCTTGAACCGTCGGATAACCAATGTAAAAACCAGCCTGTTTTACCTCAATATCCCTGTCGGCTTTTAATATCGCATACCAACTTGACGCGCTTGTTGCCAAAGTCACCGCCGTCGCTTCACCTATGCTTACTTGATTGCTTGTCGCTAAGTATCCTTGTGGGAGTGCCATAAGAATTAAACCTCCTTATATTGGCTTAAACATTTATGCCTGCGGCAACAATCTTCTGACCAGTCGGTCGTGTAGCTCTGAAATGCGCCCGCATAGTCGCCACGATGATATTTTGTCCGGTTTCAATGTCCCTATCGGTTTCTATATCCTCTTCTCGCCGATAACCGATTCGGAAAGATGGATGATGAACACCGAGGAATTCACTTTTTGTTTGACCAGATTGATAGACACCAGATGAATTCAAATCTTCTCGGATCTTCGGGGATACAATCACCGGCCAACCATACCACATAGCTATCTGTCCGCTGAAAATCGTCGCTCGGGCACCAGCTTTGTCAAAGGTTTCAAATTCGTCAAAGGCTCTTGCCTTGATGTACGGAGTGTTTCCAATTATCCAACAACCTTCTGCCGAAGGCACACCATAGCCACCTGTCATCTTCGCCTGCACCTGCATTCCAGAACTCGCCTGGAATGACGAATCACCGGTTGTCACGTCGTATTCGGTTGATTCGACATTCGCCCACTTTCGCAGCCCTTTCCACGCCTTACGATGGTCTCTACCCAAAACAACATCGGAATCCATGTGAGTAGCCGTTACATCGCCATTTTCAATGGCATCTTCCATTGCTTCCGCCATTCTGCGAGTAATCCCTTTTTTCAACTCCGGCAGCCAAAATGTCAGTGCATCCTCTTCCAACTTCCGACTATATACGATTCTTGCAGCCAATTCAATCGTGCTGAATTGAATGTTATCATCTGACGGCTGGCTCGCTGTTATCTTGCTGGCTTCATCTTCCGTCGGTTCCTGTCGCAGATAAATCGTGATGCCACCAGCATCCTGGAACGGATAATTGAATGGGTCTTGTGGCATATCAAACGATTGAAACACATCTTCAACCAAGAGTTGTTGCCGGTAATCCGTCAGCATTTCATCGCCCCAGCCTTGGGGAACCCAGTTTCCTCCGGAGCCATTTGCCGTATTCAAGGCTTTTCCCAATCCTGTCTTTTCTGTAAATTGCCTGGGGGTCAGCCCGGTCAATTGTCGATGAGGCTTATCCCAATAGGCCAATTCGCCAACATCTTTTCCCAATAACCTCGCCAGGATAAAAACATCATCATTTATCGTTTGAAATCCCTTGATGATTTCGCTATCGCCAGGAGATTTAACGACGACATTTTCATGCACTCCCTTTGCAGTCAACCCTTCGGGAATATCCAAAACGCTCTTTACGCCCCAAGCCTCTTCTTCATTGTAATGCGAGATGTCCCTTTTTTTGTTTACCGCAATAATTCTCTGCGCATCCTCAAGCTGTTTCTCAACAGCCTCCATCCTCTCTGCCATGCCCTTCAAACCATCTAATCTTTCATTCAACGTGCTGATTGTCTGTTCGATGGTTGTGAATTGCTCTACAGTTATGTCCGGCATCTACTTTCACCTACCACATGCCGGCCTCCCTCCGGTATTTGTACTCCCCCAAACTCTTTTTACTCCTCCAATTTGCTCTTGAGTTCCTCAACTGACGCCATCAAATGTGCAACCCTGTCATCATCCCCGGATGAGTTTTCCGTCTCCCCTGTGGTCTCTTCAGCAGTCTCCCCTGTTTCCACCGATTCATCCGGCTCTAATTCTTCTTCCTTGTTCGGCTCTTCTGTCGTTTCTAAGTGTGTGTCGTCTTCGTCAGATTCAGCGGAGAGAGGCTCAACCTGCTCTCCTTGAATATTTTCCTTTATACCAGTCAGCAAGTCTCTTATCCCACCAAATATCTCACCTATCGTCGCCTGTGTCGCCTCCAACGCTTCTATCGCTTTTTCAAAATTGGTAATACTAATCGCTTCTTTCTCTTCCTTCTCTGACTGCATTTTATCATCCTCCTCCTCTTCGGCAGCGTCAAAAGTGCCATTCGGGGCTACTTTATCATTTTCTGCTTTATTGCGTCCGTTAGTTGAATATGTGCCTATGCCCGTTGTCCATGCCAAAATCTCCGCTGGCGTTGTAAGGATGGAAGTATCCTTCACCGCTGACCAACTTTGGGGCATTCCATCACAGATTGGACACGGTTCAATTACATTACCATCGGCATCATAAACCACCTTATGCCCGCATTTCAATTTTAGAGGCTGTTCGATGAGTTTCTCAATCATCTTTGAGACTACTGGATCCCAATGCCCCTTAGTCTTCTGATATATCTTTATGAGGGCATTGCGGTTACTACCAATAGGAAGGATGGAATGCTCAAGAAGTTCGCACTTGGTATAAATTATCCCTTCCAAGCCCGACGGCCTATCATCGTCCTGTGGGTCTTCCCATCCCTCTGGAATAAATCCGACTGAAGCTGATTTCATATATCCACCGGCGCAGAGTTTCCAGCAGGTAGCAGCAAATTCATATTCATCAACAGCAAACTGGTCAACCGCTACAAATTTATCATCAGTCAGAGTATAATCAACCATTTTAGCAATGGGCGGCTCCCTATGATTATGCGCAAAAAGAACCACAGGATTGTCCAAGTACCAATCAAGATGGCCTTTAAATGAAGAAGGCTTAACAATATCACCATCACGGTCAACCGAATTGTCATTTATCGTTATCGTTATCTGGTTCTTTTCTTCGTCAATCCCCTTTATCTTGCGGGTTGCCTTGATGATATATTTTCCCTGCTCTAACGCATCTTCAGGAGAAAGCCCCGTCTGGGTTTTGATTCTATCAGCTAAATTCATTCTACAGATACCTCCATCTACATCGCTCCGTTTATTCCTTCAAAACAGCCAACATCGTACATCTACAATTTATCCTCTCCTGTGGCGGGGCGTTCGGGTCACCTGGATAATCAAGCGATGTTCCACCAACAGAAAACGCTTTATCAAGTGCTACCTGCTGACCATCAGCGGCGGCGTGTGTCTCTCTTACTCGATTGTCTCTACTTGACAACCATTCCTTCTCTTTGACAACTCCCGACTGACGATAAGCCTCCTTCGTTCCTGCATTCGTCACTGAAATGATTTCCGTCCGAGCTATCATCCTCGCTCTGGGGGCTTCGCCTCGCACCGTATCCTTGAAAACTTCCTGCACTCGCTTCTTTATCTTGCCAATGCCCTCACCTTCGGATATTGCTTCGCTCAAGGTGATTCGTAATTGTTCCTGTGTTGTACGGTTCACCAAATCGGCAAAGGTAAACGACAGATTCTGCAGGGCGCTCTGTACTCGAACATCACTGATGTTGAAAGTCATTGAGACACCCAAGTC